CGCATTAACGGCGTGGTGTATGTGTTGGCCACGGTGTCAGATTTCACGATCCCCGCAGGTGTGCCCAATGCGCTTATCCCTGTTAAGGCACAAGCGGCGGGCGGTGCGTACAACTTGGCACCGGGCTATTACCGCATTTTCCCTGTGGCGGTGGATGGTATCAGCCACGCGGTGAATGAGGATGACTGGTTACTGGCACCGGGCGCGGATGAAGAATCCGACGATGAATTACGTGAACGCTGCCGCAACCAGTTCAATCTGGTGGGCAATTACCACACCGATGCGGTGTACCGCAGCATGATTGCAGGTGTAGCCGGGCTATCCATTGACCGTATTTTCTTTTTACATGATGCGCCACGCGGGGCAGGAACCGCCAATGCCTACCTGCTGTTAGATAGCGGTGTGACGTCACAGCCGTTTATTGATGCGGTCAACGACTATATCAACACCCAAGGCCACCATGGGCACGGTGATGATATGCAGTGCATGGCTATGCCGGAAACCCGTCACACTTTGGCCGTGTCGTTGTTTGTGACCAATCCCGACAACATGACCGAAGACGAAACGGCCACGCTGCTGGGCGGCGTTGAAAACCTGATCCGCTGTGCGTTTCGTGAAAACAGCAACTACGACGTGAAAAAGACGTGGCCGTATTCCCGTTTCTCTTTTTCCAATCTGGGGCGAGAAGTCCATAAAACCTTTGAGGTGGTGGATTCGTTGCATTTTTCACTGGCCGATATTGTGAGTGATCTAGCCGTTCCGCGTTTGGATTCGCTCACCGTGGAGTTAAAACATGACTGAGTTTGAAAAGCGGCTGGCCAGTCTGAAACTGCCTAGCTGGATGGATAAAGGCGAACCGGCCAAATTATTGGCAGGGGCGCGGGTGTTTTGGCTTGGTGTGCTGGCGTGGGTGCAATGGCCGTTGCGCCAGTTTGATCCGCTGACCTGCGTTGAACCGATGTTAAACCTGCTGGCCTATGACCGCGATGTTTCCCGCTTTAACGGTGAACCGCTGGCACTTTTTCGCAAGCGGGTGGCTTTTGCCTTTGTGAATGCACGGGACGCGGGATCGGTTGAGGGCTTTATTGCCATTTTCCAACGGTTGGGCATTGGCTATGTGGAATTACTAGAACGTCAGCCGGGGATTGATTGGGACGTTATCACGGTACGCGTGACCGATAGCCAGATTGCTGACAACACCGAATTACTGCTGGAGATTATTCGCCAGTATGGCCGCACCTGTCGCCGCTACCGATTTGAAGTGATCACCACGCAAAACCTGTATATCCGGGCGGGGTGGTATGAAGGGGAATATGTTTGCTATGTCGCCAGCCTATCCCAAACGAAAACAAACAATAACAGCGCCACCTATGGCGCGAAGCTAGGGGGCTGATATGTCACAAACCACGATCACACTGACCTTTGAGCAGTGGAAAGCCCAGCAGGCTATCGACGGCAAAGCGGTGGTGCTGGATGAATTTGTTTTGGCCAACGTGCCTAATCTGGATATTGATAGCCCGATTGACCGTGCCGAACAGCTGCCAGCCGCACAGCACATTGTTCACCGTCAGGCCGTCAGCGCCACCGGCTTGGTGAATGAAAATGCGGTGGTGTATTCCGTCACGATGGGCACCGAGGTAGGCGATTTTTCTTTTAACTGGGTGGGGCTTATCAACAAAGCCACCGGCACGCTGGCAATGATTGTGCATGCGCCACTGCAAAGCAAAATCAAGAACGCCGAGGGCAAACAAGGCAACGTGCTCACCCGTTCTTTTTTGATGGAATATAACGGCGCAGCGTCAGAAACGCAGATCACCACACCGGCAGAAACGTGGCAGATTGATTTTACTGCGCGTTTGTCGGGAATGGATGAACGCCAGCGCCTTGAGAACGTCGATTTGTATGGCGCAGCGGCATTTTTCGGTGATGGTTTTTTGGTAACGCGCGCGGCTAGCCAGTACAGCATTACACAGGGTATCGGCTACGTGGGAGGTCTGCGTTGTCAGCTGCCCGCCACGCAAAACATTACCGTAACAACAAAGCCGGTAAAGGTCTGGGCAGATGTGTGCTGGAAAGGGACGCTAACCAGCGTGTGGGCTGAAGAGTTGAAAATCACGGTGGCCAATACACTGGCCAACTACGTGCAAGACGGTGTGCAGCATTATGTTTTTGCGGTGGCCAGCATTGATGCAAATGGCGTTATCACGGATTTACGCCTTAAAGGTGCATTGTCTGATCAGCAAGCCAATGATGCGTTAAAAAAGCATGAGCAATCCCGCAATCACCCCGATGGCACAGTGAATGCTAAGGGCTTTGTTCAGCTGAGCAGCGCCACCAATAGCACCAGTGAAACGTTAGCCGCCACGCCGAAAGCCGTTAAAGAGGCTTATGACTTGGCAAACGGGAAATATACCGCGCAGGATGCGACCACGAACCAAAAAGGAATCGTTCAGCTTAGCAGCGCCACCAATAGCACTAGTGAGACATTAGCCGCTACGCCGAAAGCGGTTAAAGCCGCGTATGACAAAGCGACCGAGGCTGACAAAAACGCCAAAACCGCCGACGAAAATGCGGGTAAGGCCAACGAGAACGCCAATACGCGCCTAGAAAAAAACAAGAATCTGTCCGATCTAAGCGATAAACCGCTAGCGCGCAAGAATTTAGAACTCGGCACCGCTGCCACCTCTAACGTTCAAAAATCGGCTACGGATGACACCGCCAATGCATTGATGGCGAATGGCGCATGGGGGATTGGTTCAAGTGGGTTAATTCTAAAAAATACTGATTTATTATCAGCTAACGGCGTAGGTAATGCGTTCTTTGTGCAGGGCGGAGGAACGGATAATCATTTTGGCAGCTATGGTGCCGGGGTTCATCTCTCTTACGGTACAGGTGGCGGTAATACGCTGCGATTATCAGCGAATTTATTTGTAGACCCTACTGGAAACCTTTCCGTTGAGTGGTTGGAGATTAATCGAAGTGATGGATCAGTCCGTACTCAAAAGCTACAAAAACTTTATGGGTCTTTAAATAAGCCAACGGCAAGAGACGTGGAAGCAATTCCATACTTTGGACAAATTCCAGCAGGGACGAATCTTAATACGCTGACTAATTATGGTGTCTGGTTTAATCCGGCTAATGCGAATGCAACATTGGCATTAAATTATCCAAGCACTCAGGCGGGTTCATTGCAGATTTTGCAAGATGCTGGAAGTACGCAAATTTATACAGAGTATGCCAGTGGTCGGCAGTTCAGGCGCGGTCTTTATACGGGAACATGGAACCCTTGGCGGGTTGTCTATGACTCATTGAATAAGCCGAATTCAGATGATGTAAATGCAATATATCGTGATAGTTGTCACGTTGCTGGATTTGTTAATGGAAACAAAATATTACCGTATATGCGGCATACAGACTCAAATGATGTTATTCAGCTATTGCCTATAAGTACCGCTGATACGCGGTATATCCAAAATCTACAGATGGGAGCTGAGGAGTACGTAGATATTCCGTATCCCGGTCAGGCCAATATTCCCCTTGGGGCATGTATCAACGCAATTATTGGTACAACAAAATCTACGGGGAGCGGGATCAGCTTCCACATATCTCGGGTTTATTTCCGTCGAGTTCAAAAATATATCGGCGGTTCTTGGAAAAATATTGCGTAAGGGAAAAGACAGCAATGATTTATAAAAATTTTACTATTTATAACCCAGAGTACGCCGTATCGGGTGTGGCTTACCTGCAATCAGAGGATGGGCAGGATTGGTATGAGGTTCGTGATAGCTTAAGTGATACCAAGCTAAAAATTGCATATCAGGCTGATGGTGTGATCCGAATGCAAAGTTATAACGGGGTGGAGTTATACCCAGAAAACTTGTCTGTTGCAGAAATTAGCAAACGAGATGTGCCGAAAAACTTTCCTGAGAGGCTGGACGGTAACTGGATTTTTGATGGTAAAAAAATTGTGCCGCGTGTCATTACTGCCCAAGAAGTTATAGACCAAGCAGAAGAAAGACGGGCGGAATTGATGGGGATCGCAAACCAGAAAATTGCCCCGTTACAGGATGCAATTGATTTGGATATGTCCACCGATGAGGAGCGAGCCTTATTGACGGGGTGGAAAAAATTCCGTGTTGAACTGAATCGCATTGATACGAATGCCGCACCGGATATTGATTGGCCAGAGGTGCCTGATGTGGCGTGAGGCAAAAATAGCGTTCCCCGATGAATTATCCGCGCTCAATTGTTCCATCGTTCCCGCCCACCCGTGGATTTATGGGTTAGGCCAGCAAACGGACACCGGCGCGTACTTAAGCCCAACGAATGCGGTGCAATATCTGGCTGCTAAATTGTTGGCCACCGGTGGACGTTCTGATGTGACCATTTTCATGATCTGCGGTGATACGCACGATGGATTTATGAAAAGCCTGAGTACGTTAGCGGCGGTATTTCCAGCCCCCGCGTTTATGCAGGTTTCCCGCATGGCACAGGCGGCAGCTGAACTACAGCAAGTCAAAATGCAGCTGCCGGGTAAGGCCGGTAATAGCTTGCCTGCGGCGCTGCCGTTGTCAGTGTCTACCAATCGCGCCGCGCTGAATGCGCTGCGAACGGCGCAGGCGCAGGTTGAATCGTCAGCCGGTTCTAGTTTGGCAGGTATGCAGGCGGAGCTGGCCAGCTTTGCCGCCGAACATGCGAGCCAATTGGCGCAGATTCAAGAGGGGTTGGACGCACTAAAAGGACTGAGCGCAAAGGCGTGGGTTTTCACCGGCAGCGGCGATCTGGTCACGATGGCCAGCGAGTTGGTTAAAACAGTGCCGCAGCCGTCTGCGGTGTATACCGTGGCCATGATGTTTGTGGCGGATGATTTGGGCAGTTTAGGAGGCATGATCAATGACGTCGATTGTAATGCTGGCGCTTAACGGTGAAGGGATACCGCTGAAAGATATGCGCGTGACGCCAAGCATGCAGATCCAAGATAAAGACCAGTCAGGGCAAACGTCCAGCACAGGTACCGCAGAGCAGGGCATTAAGCCAAAAGAGCTACGTGTTTCCGGCGTGGTGCCCTATGCCAATCCTGAGATTTTGAAACGCATCTTTGAGCTGGCACAGGCTAAAGATACAGCCGGGAAACAGCAGACCTACCGTGTAGCACATCTGGTAGCTAATACCATCGGCTTTCGTGAAGCGACGTTTACTGGCACGGTGGATGCCCCGCAGCAGGATGGGAAAATGGCGTGGCTTGTAACCTTCACCCTGCGCGAAAAACAGAGCGTACCCGAGAAGAAAGAAGCCCGCGCCGGTAATAAGACCGCAGCCCAAAAACAAACGCAAAACGGCGGCGGCAAAGGGGGCGGTGGTTCATCTGCTGAGGATAGTGAAAAACTAAGCTGGTTTGAAAGTAAGGTATTGAAACCCGTTAACGACGCGCTGGGGTAAGGCATGAAGCCAATTAAACGACTGTATTTATCCGGTGATGAGGTTCACTTGGTTGATGCCACGCTGGCGTTGGAATTAAGCGCCTGCGGGCGCGGCTTTATCACCGCCCAAACGGATACCGACTACACCGGCAAAATGGTGCGTCTTGATGTGGGCTATCCTGAGCTGGTACTGCGTTGGTTTACGGGGTATGTCGAACGCTCGCAGCCCTCTGAAAACGGCTATCAGCGCTTGTTTGTGCGTGAGTTGGTCGGGATATTTGAACGGGCATGGCCATGCTCTTTTCAGCATCCCACACTACGCCAGATTGCCGAATGGTTGACGGAGCACAGCGGATTAACGGTGCAGGTGCCAAACCAGAACTACAGCGACAAACCGATCCCCCATTTCACACATTCCGGCAACGGCTATCAGCTGCTGGCTAATCTGGGGCGAGCCTTTAGCATCAATGATTATGTCTGGTATCAGCTGCCGGATGGGGATGTTTACGTGGGCAGTGCGGCGCATGCAATTTTTGCGGGTAAGCCGGTGAATATACCCGCTGAGTTTAGTTTGCGCACGGCAGGCGGCAACAGCATGACGGTTCCCCTGGTGCAAAGTCTTCGACCAGGCGCAGAAGTTAATGGCCAACGCTTAACGTTGGTAAAGCTGCATAATGATGAAATGGCGATCACATGGACGCCACGCAACAAAGCCACCGACCAGCCATTGCAGAAAACGCCGCTACAGCGTCAGGTTGAAGGGGCATATCCTGAACTGGCATCCGGCCTGCATTTACCAAAATTTGCGCGGGTTGAAGCCCCTAGCGAACCCGTCAGCAGCGGCAATGTGGCCGATCCATTTCGCCCACGTTACGCCGTGGATTTACAGCTTTTGGATGAGAACGGCCAGCCTGCGAAGGATACGCCGCTTTATTCCGCCGTGCCGCTGCCGGTGCCCATGGCGGGCAGTGAATCAGGTATGTTTCAGTTTCCACCGGCTGGATCGTTGGTAGAGGTGGGTTTTACCGCTGGCCGTCCTGATAAACCCTTTGTGCGCCAGACCATGCCAACCGGCAACAGTTTGCCGGATGTGAAGCCGGGCGAACAGCTACAGCAGCAACGTGCGGAAGTGTCGCAGCGTGTGACGCAGGCCGGTGATTGGGTGCGGCAGACTGACCAGACAATCAGTGAATCTTCTATGGTGCGTGAAGTGACGGCCGACGATGAGAAACGCACGGTAGTGGCCAGAGAAACGATGGTGAAAGCCACGGATAAAACCACGGTAATTGGTACGGCCAAACTGATGGCAGGTGCCATTGTTCAGGTCACAACAGGGGATTACGCGCTGGGTGCTCAGGGGAATTATGTGGCCAGCATTACCGGCAATGCATCCACCAAGATAAATGGCGGTCTGGATCTGGATGTAAGCAACAGCCTGATTGAAAAGGTTGGCGCAATCCGTCAGAGCGTGGCTAAAGTCAAACAGGAAATTATTGCGCCCACGGTTTGGGTGGGGAGTCAGGCCATTAACGTGATGCAGTTAATGCTAGATACCTTGGATGTGGTTAAGCAGCTGGCGCAGCAGACAGCAAAGCATACGCATAAAGACACCGGCGCACCGCTAAACGCTGCTGACATTCAAGCAATAGGCGCAACCGCAGACAGCCTGAACGGAAAATATAAGCCCATCATTAGTTAAAACGATCTCTCATAGATAGCCCGCCGCGTGCGGGCTTTTTTGTGCCTGTCATATACCGCACTGTGCGCCATTCTGAGCGCAACAAATACCAACCTAAGCGACGAGTCACATGAAAAGAATCCTCTTCATCACGTTACGCCAGCGCAGCGACAGGCAGACAAAAGAAACATCTAAGTGACGAAAACGGCACTACACCGCACCCGCCTGCGGGTTTTGGATCGAGAAAATTTTTCAGTTTTATTTTTCTACATACCAATACGCTAGCCCGCACCGCCACTGGCTTTTTGCGAGCAAGCCCCAACTGAAAAGATTGAAAAGGATTTCAGTTTTTTTCAGTTTTTCGATCTCGCATGGATCGCGGTGAAATTATTAACTAATTGAAATTGAAGAATAAAATGTATTTTACGTCAGTTTGTGTTTTTGTGAGACGAGTAGAAGTGTGTTGCCAGAACTCGGAAAGGTGAGGCGTGACAAGGGGCAGGCAGGATTCAGCCCCGAAGTAAACTGAAATATTTGTATAGAAGATTTATGTGATTACTCGATTTCGATTAGCTCATAGATTGCAGATTCATCTAGCTCTACATCTAAACGATTTTCGAACATTTTTTTATAATGTGGATTAAATTTTATTGTTAGTTCAGAGTTACTCCAATAAAAAGACAATGCTGGTTCAAATTTGAAACGTTCAGTTAGTATGCTTTTGGGTAACTTAATTTTGGGTTTTTTAGGAATAAAGTTGTTTAATAATGTTGATATTTCATCTTTAAAGTTTGAAAGCAACTTATCCGTATTAGAGGCGATTTCATTTTGTTGTTTGGTAGAAACAATATCGGTAACTAACTCATTTAATTTGTAAATTGCTTTACTGGAACTAAGTTGGGTTATCAAAATTATAAATTTGTGCGTTTGCAGGAATCGCAAGTCTTCTCTCATGCTGTTGCGAATATAACTGTAACTATCGAACTTTGCTGGGCCAGAAAGAAGTTTCCATAAAATTTCTTTCTGTGGAGTTGTCATTTCATTTAATATGAGTTTTGCCGTATTGATCTGTTGTTCTTTTAAACTCGCTAACTTTTCTTCTCTTTCAAGAATTAGTTTTTTTTGGATTCGATTTGTATGTATAAAATTTATTATTTTAACTATAAAACTCGCAATGGATAGTGAAAGCATCGCATAGGCGATTATGAGAGCGGGTATAAACCATTCACTTCGAGATAAAATAGGAAAAATAAATTTAAATATAACTATAAAAATCGCACTAGCTAATCCAATTAATAATGAAGTTTTCCACTCATTTAATAGCTCCCTACATTTCTCAAGTAATCTTGAAATTTCCAT